GGATTAGAGTGAGGAGAAACCCAGAAGGTACAGAACCGTTTAGCTGCAGCAGTTCCTTTTCAACCAAATAAATTGGCCAACCAGCAACCGCTAGAGCATTCCAGCTTGCCTGCACCACATCGGGAGGAAAATCTACGAGCTCTCTGACGCTATTCACCACGAAGGTTCCTAGAACGTCAAGAAAGTTGTCAATGACTTTGTCGTAGTGACGGTAGTCCCCGTCAACCACACGCGGATGCTTGCACAAGCGCATGTAGACCTCTCCCCACTCTTTAGAAAAGGTGTTTATACCTCCCACACATTCTACCTCATTGTAATGCTTCATGAAGACTCCAATGAAGAAGCCAAACAGTTGCTTGCACACGATGAAGTAGTCCATCGGCCCAAGGGTGAAGAGCCGAATTTTCCGAGCAGCAACTTTTTCAGCTGCTCGAGGTTCATCTTTGACACACGCTCGAAAGATGATGCCAGGGTTGACACCATTCGCGAGCTGATGCATTAAGTTCTCCACACGACGTTGCATCTCAGGGCACAGCGAGTACCCATGAGGAGCTTCATCGCGAGGGTCGGGCACGAGAAGCTTGTACTTTTTACAGTTGAACGGGAATCCAGCAGAAGTCTGCTTGGGTGATCCCGATACTTCCGCAGACATGTTGCTGCCATTGATGGCTGAATAAATATCCAAGACCTGATCATTGGCAAAGTCTGGTACAAGCGTCTTGAGACGATCAGCATAGTCTTTAGCCGCGGCAACGGCCCATGAGTAGCGCATACTGTTGCACTGGTTACCCAAGTGTTCCAGCATGACACGCTCAGGAGAGTAGTACCGTCCATCTCGCACGTACGACGTGAAAATCGGTGCGATAAGATCATGGTGCCACTCCTTCGACAGCTTGGAGAACAGGAGGTTTTTATAGTCTTCCTCCTTGACTTTTGACTTCTGTTTGCCAGTGAAGACAGAAACAGATGCCAGAAACTGCATATTGGATCTTTCCTCGGGACTTAGATAGTAAGTGTTATTACTTTTCGATAAGTCCTGCAAGGAATAATCACGCAAGTCGGCAATCTCGTGAGCTTCAATAAGCTCTAACGAGATTCCTGACGAAACGCGATCAGCGAACTGTCGCAAACCGGTCTGCAGTTCTGTGAGGTCAATAGGACGGGCAACCACTCGAGTGTGGTCGCGTGTAGAACGGGCCACGATGATAGCCACAATGCTACGTCCATGTGCGTGCTCAAGGGTAACTGGCGATCCGCACAAGCCCGTGTATCCAGCAACTGAACTGGTCATAACAAGGCCTGAACTAATAGTTCCAGGAGCAATGACATCCGAGTACTCCATATCCACCGGAGACATCACAAACTCCCCTTCACCCTCAGGGAAGCAGTGTAAATGTCCACGGTTTTTGAGGAGTGAGCCAGCGTAGACGACTTTCTTAGCAAAGTACCGAGTGAGGTCTCGGCTCTGATTACTATGGTAAAGGTGCACCAGAGAGCAGTCACTCTCGAAGTCGTAAACTAGCTCAGGCTCGTAGATCATACCGCATGAGTAGACCCAGTGGCAGGAATCAGGGTGATCCTGAACCACTCCCACTTCAAGAATAGCACCAGGTTTCTTCCACTTGTCAAGCAGATGGGTAACCGTTAGTCCTATGTTGTTGCACAGCATGGTGACGTGTGCCCAGCTGGTGTTTGTGACACCCCCCTCAACCCACTTGACACGAAGACGACGAAGATTTTTGAAGATTTTTGAGTGTATGGTAGACAACTCAACTCCCGCTGCACGAGCAGGAATCAACAATTCATCGTGACGGTCATATGGGTTTGAACCCCCAAGAGTAGGAGGAGGAGGATGACCCTTCAGCGCCTTCGACAGCTCAGGGCTTGTGTCAGGCGCATAGAACCCAATACTCTCCGTGGCGTCCTGTTTCTTCATGTAGTTGTAGAACGAGTAGATGGCTCCAACGCCAACGAACATTGCCAATGCTCGTCTGCCCGCCGCAACTGCTTTCTTGAGTGTTTCTTCAGCAGTGTCGCAGCGATCAATCGTCTCATTCATGAGCCGGTTCCACCGTAGACCTCCGTTGATGAACAGATTTCTATACCACTTACGTTCCACCTCTACTGTCTCTGGCATTGCTACCAGATACTCAATGAGAGGTTTAAGACGCGAGTAGTCAGTGGACATGGTCTCAGCCACTTGCAAGACAGGAACAACGCGTGAGTCGATAAGGACCTGAAGTTCTCGTGCTTTCCGCACTGCGTACGAATAGCACACGACAGCAACAGCAACCACGGCACACACAGCAACGAAGCCGAGGTCGGCCTGATGAGTAGTTGTCATGGATATGGATTCAGTTGCTTCACAGACACACTTATAGAACTTGCACGTGGGACATGTTGCTGTTTCCTTGACATACTGTTTGAACTCCTTGATGGCGGATTCCTTGAGATGGTGCTTCTGAGCGGCAGCTCGGAAGATGTCAAAAACCTCAAAAACAGAGATGTCATCGTCGGGCATCATGTTCCACCCACGAAGACCAGGGTATCCAATGCGGTATTTCACCGCTCTCAGGCGCTCTTCATTTGTCATCTTAGCATAGTCCCGTCGGTATGAGTTGCAACCGGGAACATTACTTTCAAGCTCGCGATGGCGAACTTCGATGCACAATTCAAAACGCCTGAAAAACGCTCCGTGCGCCTCAGGTGAGAGGCGCTGTTTCATGCCAAAGTCCGGCAAATTGGAGCAGACAAACGTGATGTAGGGGTTGACAGCTATCTTCCCCTTGAGCTCAGCTTCAGCCATGATGGCCATATGAACCTCCTCACCAAGAATACCTGTGAGCGAGTCTAACAGGGGTGATCCAGTTTCGAACTGGGGGTTAGCTGCTCCGAGTTCATCCAAGATGAGACACAAGTGACGAGGACCAAATCCGGACATGTACTTCTCAGTCATGTTCTGTACATGTGTGTACCTCCGGACATCAATAGCCTCAGCATCAGTTATCACACCGAAAGTGACCAGTGCGATACGTGTGAGCTCATCAATTAGGAAAGTGTTCTTACCTGTTCCCGGATCACCGAAAATGGCAATGTTGAAGGGACGTCGGCGCCGTACCTCCGTCTTGATGGAGAGCTGCTTATACATGATGAGCACTTCCCTGATGACGGGGATGAGCTGTGCTCGTTCCTCGGGGGTAGACTGTATAAGATCTGCAGAGTGATGCAGACGTGTGAGGACCTTCTCAAACTCGTCCTCATACACAGTACCTTCTGGCGCAGGTGAACCAGGTATCCGAGGAGTCAAACAGTACTGGTTCCTCATACACCACCGGGCAGCCCGGAAAAACTCGGGGCAGC